AAAGGAAGGATGTTATAGTGTAACATTTCTCTTTTCACCCGACTCATCTTGTGGTATATTTGCAACAACGCAGATAATCGCATGGTGAAACGTGGCCTTGGAAAAGATCAAATCTGCCTTGGGCTTCAAGCCCGAGGCCAAGGCGCTCACCCTGACCAGCCCCGAGGCGTTTTCCCTCTTCGGTGCTGTCCCGACTGCTTCCGGTATCCATGTCGGACCGGGCAACGCTATGCGCGTTCCTGCTGTCGCGTGTGCCGTGTCGCTTATCTCGGAGACCATCGGCTCACTGCCTGCAAAGTTTTATGATCGCGCAGATAAGTCAGCGCTTACCAATCACCCGATTTACCGCCTGATCCACGATGAAGCGAACCCTTGGACCAGCGCCGAGCAACTGCGCGAGGAACTGACTGCCGACGCCCTGCTGACCGGCCACGGCTACGCGTTGGTAACACGCAGCGAGAATGACCAGCCGCTTGAGCTTCACCGGCTAGACCCGGCCAAGGTGCAGCGCGAACAAGCCGACGATGGCGAACCGACCTATCGTGTCAGTTACGATCAAGGCCAACGGCTTCATAGCTACACAGATATTCTGCACATTGAAGCGTTTGGTGGCGTGGCACCTATCACCCTCGGGCGTGAAGCAATCGCCCTGGCGCTGAGCTTCGAAGCCCACATCGGCGGGGTGTTCGCCAATGGTGGCCGTCGGTCCGGCGTCATCACTGCCGAAAAGAGCTTGGATGCAGAGGCCAAGAAAAAGCTGGCCGCATCATGGTTCGCAAATCATGGCGGGAAGAACGCTGGCGCAACCGCGTTGCTGGATGAGGGTATGAAATACGCGCCTGTCGCCATGACACTTTCAGACGCTCAATTCAGTGAGAACCGGCTTGAACAGATTCGCGAGATTGCGCGCGTCTTTCGCGTTCCGCCAACCATGCTGTTCGAGTTGTCGCGCGGCACATGGTCGAACACAGAAGAGATGGCCCGGCAGTTTTACGCGATCACGCTAAAGCCGTGGCTGGCAAGCTGGGCATGGGCTTATGCGCGCTGCCTGCTGACGCCCGAAGAGCGCACCGCGCTGTATGTCGAATTCGTAACCGACGATCTGTTGACCACTGACGCAGCGGCGCGCGCCGCCTCCTACGGCCAATATCGCAGCATGGGCGCGATGACCGCAAATGAGGTTCGTTCAGGCTTGAACCTGCAACCGCGTTCGGACGGTGACGATCTGCAAAACCCCTACACCAGCACAGGCGCACCGGTATGAAGCACACCGCATTTTTCGGCGATGGCGATCACGCCTTTGCCCTGACCGACGAAATGATCACCGAACTTGAGCGCATCACCGATCTTGGTATCGGCGCGCTCTATCAACGTGCAATCGCCATGCAATTCAAGCTCGCTGATCTTATCGAAATCATCCGGCTTTCCCTGATCGGGGCTGACACGACCCCGCAAGAGGCCATGCGCCTTGTAGACACCTATGTGCGGAATCGCCCGTTCGCCGAAACCTTCCCTTTAGCGCTCGATATCCTAGACGCCCGCTGGAACGGGATTCAGGAAACAAAAGGTGAATCTGCATGACGACCCGGCTTGAATTCAAGGCACAACTGACCGTCACCGACACAGGCGAGATCGAAGGCATCGCTTGGCCGTTCGGTTCCGCCGACCGTGTTGGCGACGTGATCACCAAAGGTGCAATCATTTCCCCGGCCACCCTGCCTATGCTGTTTGGCCACGATCAGGCTCAAGTGATTGGCGTCTGGGATAACATCGCAGAGACCGACACGGCGCTGACCGTCAAGGGTAAGCTGCTGATTGACGATGTAGAGCGCGCCCGTGAAGTGCGCGCCATGATCCGTGCCGGTGCAGTCACTGGCCTGAGCATTGGCTTTGTCACCACAAAGGCGACCCGCACCGCCAAGGGCCGGAATATCACCGCCCTGAACCTGCATGAAATCTCTGTTGTCGCCGTGCCGTGTCATCCGGGCGCACAGATCACGTCTCTGAAATCGGATGCCACACACGACCCCATGAACAAGGAAACCCACATGGACCCCGAAGCAATTGAACAAATGATCGCCGGTGCTATCGCCGCCGCGACCATCATCCCGGCCAACGATCCTGAGATCGACACCAAAGCCTTTGATGAAATCAAAGCCCGTCTTGATCGCATGGAAGCCAAGACCAGCCGCCCCCAAGGCGTGCACGTCACCGGCCCCGTCGCCAACCCTGAGCGGAAAGCGTTTGAATCGTTCCTGCGCCGTGGTGTTGAGCGTATCAGCCCCGACGAAATGAAAGCGCTGACCGTCGCTGACAATACCAATGGCGGCTTTTTGGCCCCTGAAGAAACCGGCAATGAACTGATCAAGCTGCTGACCGAATTCAGCCCGCTGCGCCAGTATGCCAAGGTAGTGCAGATCAGTGCGCAGTCGATCACCTATCCGCGCCGCCTGACAGGCACGTCTGCTGCATGGGTCTCGGAGATCGCCAACCGCACCGCGTCCGGCATGACCTTTGAGCAAGTGACGCTGACACCGCACGAGTTGGCGACTTTCACCGATATCAGTAACGCCCTGCTGGAAGACAACGCTTACAATCTCGAAGGCGAGTTGCTGGCAGACTTCGCGGAATCGTTTGGCAAGACCGAAGGGTTGGCGTTCGTCAAAGGCATCGGCATCGGTCAGCCGGTTGGCATTATGACCGCCGCGGACATTGCCGAGATCAAGACCGGCGTGGCCGCGAACTTTCCGGCTGCGAACCCTGCCGACGTGCTGATCGCGATGTATCACAAGATCGCCACGACCTACGCACAGTCCGGCGTTTGGCTGATGAACCGCAACACGCTGGCAATCGTGCGCCAGTGGAAAGATGGCAATGGCCGCTATTTGGTTCTGGACCCGATCAGTGAGGGCGCACCGTCAACACTGCTGGGCCGTCCTGTCGTGGAAATGCTGGATATGGACGATATCGGCGCAGGCAAAGCCCCGATCTTGTTCGGCGATATGTCCGGCTATCGGATTGTGGATCGTATCGGCCTTTCGACACTGCGCGACCCGTTCACACTGGCGACCAATGGTCAAATTCGTTTCCATGCGCGCAAGCGTGTTGGTGCCGACCTGACGCACCCTGATCGTTTCATCAAACTGCGTTGCGCAGTCTGATCGATCAATGACTAAACCGCGCGCATATTGTGACGAGATCACGCTGAGCTATGGCAACCACGCCGTAGCTTTGCGCCCGTCTTTGCGCGCGGCCACCCACCTTGAGCGCCTTCATGATGGCTTTCCGGCATTGCTGCATAAGATCCAGCAATTCGACACCAGAACAATCGCGGCTTGTATCACCGCAGGCGCACCCGACAGACAGGCTGCACAGAACCTCTTTATCTACGCCGCAACACAGCCACTATCGACGTTCAGACAGGCCGTCCAAGCGCCTGTAATTGAGCTGGTAGCAGCCCTGCTACCGCAGCCGACAGAGGCACCCAGCGACGCGACCAGCGCCGCCACAGGCACCGGCACGCCCCAACCGTGGGCCAAGGTGTTTCAAGACCTGTTTGGCTTCGCAACCGGCTGGCTTGGCTGGACGCCCGAAGCTGCATGGAAGGCAACACCGCAAGAGATCACCGACGCGTTCACGGCACTTATTGAGAAGCTGAAAGCCATTCACGGCGCAGGCGATGGCGACACAGCCACAGTCACAAATTCCAGCTACACGCCGGAGCGCCTAAAGCAGATCGAAGATCAAGGTTTCGATCCGGCCTTTGATCGTGCAGCACTGCATGCCTTGTCAAAGAAGGGCAGGGTGACATGAGCCGCCCACCGCACATATGCACAGCCTGCAACGTGATCGTGCCACACAGCACCCGTTGCGCCTGCCAGATCGCCACACAACGCGCCCGGAACAAGCGCCATGACCGAACACGCCCCACTGCTTCACAGCGCGGCTATGGGTCTGCATGGCGCAAAGCCCGCGACCTGTTCCTCAAGATCAATGACCGCTGCGCATGGCCCGGTTGCGGGGCGCTCGCAACCGTTGTCGATCATATTGCCGCTCACAAAGGCGACATGCGCCTGTTTTGGGATCGCTCTAACTGGCAACCGCTTTGCACGTCTTGCCATAACTCCAAGAAGCAACGTCAGGAGCGCAAAGCGTGAAGAGTTGCAACTTAGAAAATTTTGAGGGGCTCTCTGTTGATAGGAGGTTGGTGCTCAAATCGAAACAGGTGGTTTTTGTTCGCTTGGCAAACCTTAGTATAGTCACCAGACACGAAGCTAATCAGCTTATCGCGATTCATGCAGACCGGACACACGTAGTGAGTTGGTTGTCCCTCGCTCATGTCATCACGCAGTTGAAAAATGATGTCACCTTGGCTCGTCTCATACATTTGGTAGCGTGCTTTTTCCTGTTCAAACTCATTTTGACGCTGCAACTGTTGACTCAGAAGCCTCAGAGCTTCGCTTATTTGAACATTCATCATGTTAACGGCTGTAAGTTCCGATGCGAGCGTGTTCAGAAGCTGCGCCGTCTCCCCATTGTCAGTTTGCTTGTCGGCGGTCAGCAGCTTTTTGATTGCTTCAGCAGTTGCGGTCGCTTTGCCGGTCAGACCAACCGCACTGCTAGCAAGGCCGACAACCTCACTAATACTGCCTATATCCATTTCCGCGTTCCTAGTGTGATGCTCAAATTACTGAAAGTCATACAGACGCGGGCCGAAGCAGGCAATCGACATACGGGAAACAGGGAGCGTGCGACATGACACGCAGCCCTGAGCAAGCGCTATGGCAAGAAGTTCTCTTTCGGCAAATCGACGACGCTCTAAACGGGCCGTCCGGTATATCCGGCGCAGACGCACGCAACCGCACAATCTTAGAGGCGCGCCAGTATCTCACACAGCTAAGCGCAGATCTGATCTTTGTATGCAACGGCGCAGAAATTGACACGATTGCGCTGATCGAGCGCATGCGCGTTAAGATCGCAGATGCACCCACCCCGGAGCAAATTGTCTCGGAACAGAAGACCTTACGCACAGCACTTTCGAAGCAAGCCAAGAATCCCAAGACCACGATCATCAAGTGTATCGACCGCGTGCTGACACACGATGGCCGGACAATGACCATGGCGCAATGGGCAGATCACACCGGCCTAACAGTCAAGACGATTGCCGCGCGTCTACGCTTAGACTGGACCTTAGAGCGCGCGCTTACACAGCCCATAAGCAGGCGCAATCTCGGATGGGGTGTGGCGGGGGTGGTCTCTGACTTTGGAGCGTCACAGGGGACCGGCGGGGGGAGGTCTGCACAAGATACGCCCGAAATAGGTTTTTCAGATAGAAAGGGCGTAAGCCAATGACCGCACAGACATCCGTTGCGCTTCTCAAGAGCCAACTCAATCTTGACCACGCTTACGATGACGCCCTGTTAAGCCACAAGCTAGCCGCTGCTGAAATCTGGATTGCGAACTACACCGGCGTTCCGTTCGATGGGGCCAACGCGGCACAGGTAGAGGCGTCGCTGCAACTCGCGTCCTATTGGTATGAGCAACGCGAAGCCGCGTTTGAGGGTAGCTCAAAGGCAATTCCGTTCGGCGTTCGCGATCTGCTGGAAAGTTACAAAGATCAGGTGACGGGCCATGGCGCGTAAATACAAGTCTTTGGCTGAGCAATCACGCGCACTGCAAAAGCGCTTGATGGCTATCCCGGCTGACGTGGTGCGCGAGTTGCGCCCGGCGCTGGTCAAGGGCGCTCAGGATATCGAAGCCGCGATGGAACTGCTGGTGCCAGAGGATGAAGGCGATCTGCTGGGCAGTATCCAAGTCACCGGCCCCGGCGAAACGACGCCACCTTATGCGGTGGGCGGCGGCAGAATGACCCTGTTGCCGACGCAGGCCGCTGTCACGGTTGGGAATACAGACGTTCGCCACGGCCACTTGCAAGAGTTTGGAACGGCACATCACGAAGCTCAGCCCTTCATGCTGCCCGGTTTTCGGATCGCCAAGCCGAAGGCGCAGCGGCGCATCACGGCGGCGATCCGTAAGGCGATCAAGAACGCAGGGCAGGGCAGGGCATGATCGATCCGAGCATCACATTGCAGACCGCGATCAGGGCCGTGTTGCTGGATCACCCGGCAGTGAGTGCCCTTGTGCATCCCGATCATGTTCGCGCAGGCACTACGCGCCCTGATAAGACGCCCTGCATCATCCTTGCGAGCCCGCAAACCATCCACCTTGGGCGCACGTCCGGCGATGGATACCTCACGCGCGTCTTTATCGACCTGCATATCTGGGCGATTGAAGACGGGGCAGATATGGCCCGCCAGATCGGCGGCGCGGTGGCACTGGCGCTTTGGGATAGCCCTTTGCCGATTGCAGACGTGACCGAATACACCCGGCCAAGTTTTCGCTACATGCGCGATCCTGACCCGGAGCTCGCTTACTCGCATGGCGTTGGCACGGTTGAAGCAGCCGTTCGGTGGCAGGCGTGATCAACAGCGGCAAACTTGATCGGCAGATCATCATTCAGCGCCAGACAGAAACAGTGCTGCCGTCCGGCGCGGTCACAAAGACTTGGGCTGATGTTGCAACCGTGCGCGCTGAAATCGTGCAGCAATCAACCGACGAATACCTGTCCGGCTATGGCGCTGCTGAGCAAGGCAACATCGTGTTTCGTATTCGGTATCTGGCAGGCATCACAACCGCTGACCGCGTGATCTACAACGGCGCAGCCCATGACCTTAACCGGATTGTCGAGTTGGGCCGCAGGCGTGGTCTAGAGTTGCGCGTCAAAGGCGGTGCAGGGTGAGCGTTCATAGCCGTGGCGTGAAGCCGACCCTGAGTGCAGACGACGACGCACTGACACGCGCACCAGTCGCGCCGAAGCATTTGTCGGCACAGGCCAAGGCGGAATGGCGCAGGATCATGCCCCAATTGATCGCACGCAGAATTATCACCCGTGCGGATTTGGCAGGCGTGGAGCATTACTGCACATGCGCTGGCATCGTCCGACAGATCGAAGAAGAGCGCGCTGCTGCTGGCGGTGCAATCGATGTGCGTCTGTTCGGCGTGTTGAACCGTGCAGCACAAACTGCGCGCCAGTTGGCCGCTGAATACGGCCTGACACCGACCAGCCGTGCGCGCATCGGCAATGCGAAACCTGTCGATGATGACGACGACAACCCGCTAGACGCATGAGTAAGGCCAGCGCGTTTCCAGATTGGATGTATGACGGTTCGGATATTCCTGATCCGGCGGGCCATGGCGAGCGCGCTGTCGAGTTTCTGCGCCGCCTGCGCCATCCAAACAGCACGGCACCGAACCGGGCGTTCCAACTCTATGACTGGCAGGAACGTATCGTGCGGCGCATCTATGGACCGCGCCATGCAGACGAAACGCGCATCGTGAAGACCGTTTTCATGCTGTTACCGCGTGGCAACCGCAAGACCAGCCTAGCCGCAGCCTTGTCGCTCTTGCACCTGTTCGGTCCCGAGAAACGCCCCGCTGGTCAAATCATAT